CTGACGCGGCTGGCAGGGGCTGAAATACATGTCGGCATCCTGGGCAGCGCCGACAGCGAACTGCTTCGCATAGCCGCCGTGCATGAGTTCGGCGCAACGATTCACCCGCGGAACGCCAAGAATCTGGCGATCCCGCTGCGGCCGGACATGAAGGGCAAAAGCCCGCGCGACGTCGAGGGCGCTTTTTTTCTGGACAACGGCGAGAATCGCTTCATCTGCCGGAAGAAGGGCAAGAAGGGCGACCGGCTGGACTTCCTGTTCCTGCTGCTGCCGTCTGTGACAATTCCGGAGCGTTCCTTCATCCGCGCCAGCTACGACGGAAACAAGGACGTGCTGGCGAAGGCGTGCGAGAACGCCGTGCGCCGCCTGATCCTGGGCGAGCTGACCGCCGATCAGGCTTGCCACAACATCGGCACCGCTGCCGTGGCAATCGTGAAGCGATACATGCGCACCGTGCAGCCACCGAAAAGCAGCCTGACGCTGGCAAGCGCGCCGGGAAAAACCGCCCCGCTGGTCCAGACCGGACGGCTGCGCGACAGTATAACCTACGAGGTGACAGGACTATGAACAGACGCTTCGGACAGCCCCGCCTACCGCGCGGCATCCTACACACCCTGACGGAGATACGCGCCCCTTCCCCGACCTACGACGCCGAAAACGGTGGACAGTGGGTACCAGGGACACCGGAGCGCATCGACTTCGAGGGCTGCGTGCTGCCTGTGTCGGAGGACGACTGGAAAACAGCCGCAGAGGGCACCTACACGGCAAACAGCCGAAAAATTTACACAAACGGCCATGCGCTGCGCATCGGCGGGCAGGTTTACGATCCGCAGGACGGCGCGACCTACACCGTGCGCGGCGATCTGGATCACGGCGTGATCCACCCGCTGCGCCGCTTCGTGGCCGACCGCAAGGGGGAGGCTGCATCGAAATGACGCAACGCGAACTGCGCAACATCATTGTCAAACAGCTGCACACATATCTGGCGGGGCCGAAGGTGGTGCTGTCGGATCAAACGGCACCGGAGGCCGACTACCCCCTGATCTACTACCAGAGCGTGCAGCAGCACATCCCAGGCGCTGCAAATATCACCACCGCCGCAGCGGACGGCGGCACGCTGACAAAATACCGGCGCGAACACGCGGAGGCCACATTCAGCTTTACCGCGTGCGGCTTTAACCGGCAAGGCAAGGACGGCCCAATCAGCGGCGACGACGAGGCACTGGAGCTGGCGGACCGCGCGCAGGGCTTCTTCCTGTTCGCTGGACGTCAGCTGCTGGCCGACCTGGGCGTCGTGGTGGTCCGCGTGGAGAACACGCAGAGCCGCAGCGCCTTCGATACCGACGAAACCGACCGGCGCTACGGCTTCGACGTGCTTTTCCGCTATGAGCGCGAAGACAAACGGGCGGTGCCTGCCATCAGCAAGCCGCCCATCACATTCACAAAGGAGGAATAACCTTGCAGGACATTATTGTTTATATCAGCCTGGACACCGCATCCAAAGAGAAGGAAACCCTTCTGCCGCTGATCCTGTCCTTTGAAGGCGCTTTTGCCTACAAGGAGTACAACAAGGCCGAGGACGTGGCGAAGGACTTCACCACCGCTTCGTCCCCCACGCTGGCGGCTGCGCAGAAGCTGTTCGACCAGATCAAGGTCGAGAACTGCCCTGGCCGCACCAAGAAGGTGGCGATCTTCGGCCTGGCGTCCGATTCTACGGCGAAGGCCACCACCGACGCGCTGGACACCCTGCGCGAGACCCACGACGACTGGTACTTCCTGATTCCTGCCGGAGCCACTGATACGATCATCACGGCGCTGTCCACCTGGGCCAGCGCGACGGTCCTGACCCTGGCGCAGCTGGAGTCCGGCATGGTGGAATCTGAGAAGCTGCTGATCGCGCAGACCAAGACCAAGTCCCTGATCACCACCGCCATGAAGGCGAACAAGCAGACCGTGATCTGCTACAATCACGACGCCGACAACACATCCATCCCCGCGGCGTGGGTGGGCCGCGTCGCCCCCAACTATCCGACCAGCGTCACCTGGAAGTGGAAGGAGCTGTTCGGCATCCCTGTCACCGACGAGAAGGGCACGGACCGTGAGGACCTGCTGGAAGGCCGCTACAACATGTATATCGAGCGCCACGGGCGCGAGTACATGAGCGAAGGCATCTGCACGGACGGCGACTTCATCGACACCGTGATCGGCCGCTGGCAGATCAAACAGACCATGCGCAAGCGCCTGGTGAACGAACTGGTGGACACCGAGAACATCGGCTACGACGACGACGGCTTCGCGGCCATCGCTGGCGTCGTGATCGCGGCACTGGACGATGCGGTGGACAACGGCATCATTATGAAGCAGAACGGAAAGGGCTGCTACAACGTCGTGATCCCGAAGCGCGCCGACGCCACCGACGAGCAGGCCCGCAACCGCGTGATCCCGCCGATTGAATGGGAGGCCACCGTCCGCGGCGGCGTCCACGGCGTCAAAGTTACCGGCACCCTGACCGTCGCTCTGGTGACGGCCAACGAATAAGGAGGGAAAACCCATGGTATTTGATCCTGAGAAAATCTCCCTGATCGTAGCTGGCGCAAAAGTGACCGGCTATGCTGACGGCAGCAAAGTCAGTGCAGAGCATAACAAGGACGCCGTGACCCCCACAACGGGCATCCAGGGCGACACTGTGTACGCTCTGAACGCCGACAGGTCCGGCACGATTAAGTTTACCCTGTTCGGCTCCAGCGCGTCGCTGGTCCGCCTGCGCCGTCTGGCGCAGGATCGTGCGCAGGTGGCTGTCACGCTGCGCAACGCAAACGACGACGGCGGCTTCATCATCAGCCATCAGGACTGCCGCATCCTGAAAGTCCCGAAGTTCGAGGGCGGCGACGACAGCGGCTCCATTGAGGTCTCTATCTACGTCCCGACGATGGTGTTCAGAGACTGATGGGCCGCAGGCGCGGCACCCCGCAGCTGCGGGGGCGTTTACCGAAATACAACGCGGAGGGCATGGTGACATGCCCTCCGAACATTCCAGAAAGGTGGTTTAGATTCAAAATGGCAAGACATGAAACCGTTAATGTGCTGGGGACCGACTACGAATTGCAGAGCGTTTCCCCGCAGTGGTACTTCGAGCAGAACGACAAGTGCGGCATGACCGGCAGCGGCAGCCGCGACACGGCGCGCTATATGGACATCATGTTCAAGAATGTCGTTACGTCCCCGGCCAACGTGGCAAGCAAGGGCCTGAAAGCGTTCGAGGAAAACGAGGACATCGAAACGCCGGAGCTGCTGATCCGCGAGATCGAACGCTTTCTTCGACCGGGAAAGAAGTCCGGAAGCGGCGCAGCGGCGAGCGACAAGAAATAAGCAGTTCTGGTTTATGCTTTTTGACGGCGACGGCCTGACGTACAGGGACCTGAAATCCATGGACATGGCCGAATATTACGAGTGCATCGCCGCCAAAAAGATGTTTGTCCAGCAGCTGAAAGAACAACAGCAGAAAGAATAGGAGGGGTGTTATGGCAGACAGCCGCAGCCTATCCTTCGGGGTGCAGTTTGGAACAGACACCGCACCCCTGGACGAATTAAACGAAAAGCAGCGGAAGGCGCAGGAAGAAGCCGAGCAGACCGCCGACAAGCTGGAGCAGATCGGCACCAGCCTGACCGACGTCGGCACCCGCGCCACCGCTGCTTTTAACAACGTGTCCGGCGCGGGCACAAAAATGGGCACCAGCGTGCGCAGCGCCATGCTGGAGAGCATCAAGCAGGGCGACAGCCTTGCGAAGACGCTGCGCACCGGCCTGGGGGCTGCCGTCTCCAATGTCCAGGCAAAATTCAAAGGCATGGGGGCGGCGACTAAAAGCGTGGCGACGGACATCGGGAACGCCTTCAAGCATCCGATTCAGACCATCAAGGCCACGCTGGGCAAGGCTCTGAACGGCGCAGAGGAAGACGCCAGGAGCCTGGGGACCCAAGCGGACGACACCGGCCGCAGGCTGGATGATATGGGCAAAAAGGGCACGGGCGCGGGTGAAAACCTGGTCGGCGTTCTGAAAAAGGTGGCGGCAGCTGCCGCGGGCCTTGCCATCATCAAGAAAGGCGTCGAAGCGATCAAAGAGTTCTGCAGCACAGCTATCGACGCCGCAGCCAACGCGGAAGAAACTAACTCAAAGTTCGAGACCGTATTCAAAGGCGCTGCGGACGCTACGAACAGCTGGGCTGAGAACTTCGCGGCTGCTGCACACCGCAGCAAAAACGAAGTGAAGGGCTTCCTGGCCGACAGTGGCGCAATCTTCACGGGCATCGGCATGGGTGCGGAGGACGCCTCCGTCATGTCGGAAATGATGACCAGTCTGTCTTATGACCTTGCCAGCTTCAACAACCTGGCTGACGAGGACGCCTTCAACAAGCTGCGCAGCGGCCTGATGGGCGAGACCGAGGGCCTGAAAAGCATGGGCATCGTTTTGAACGATACGGCCATCAAGCAGTCCATGCTCCAGATGGGGATCACTGACGAGTTCAACACACTGGATGAAGCCACGAAGGTGCAGGTACGCTGGAACGCGATCCTGGCGCAGACCGGCGACGCGCAGCAGGACGTCACCCGCACGGCAGGTTCTTACACCAACAGCGTCAAGGGCGTCAAGGGTATATGGGCGGACTTCCTGGCTGATGCTGGTGCGAAGTTCACCCCCGTGCTGACGACCTTCTTCAACACGATCATCGACAGCTGGCCCACCATTGAGCCGATGCTCATGCAGCTGGTGGACCTGCTGGCGGACGGTCTGTCGCAGGCGATCCCGATCCTGGTGCAGCTGGGCAGCCAGCTGCTGCCTGTGTTCTGCGATGCGCTGGCACTGATCTTCCAAGTGATGCAGCCGCTGATCCCCGTGATCGGGAATCTGGCGGCAACGCTGCTGCCCCCGCTGGCGTCGATCCTGTCCATGCTGGTGGGTGCGCTGCTGCCCCCGCTGACCACGATCCTGAACGTCGTGTGCAATGACATCCTGGTCCCGCTCATGCCGATCATCTCCACGATCGCGTCGGCGATCCTGCCGCCCATCGCGCAGCTGCTGGGCGTCGTGGCCCCGCTGCTGCAAGCCATCGCCCCGATCCTACAGGTGATCGGCCAGATACTGACCGTCGTCGCCGATGTGATCGGCACGATCATCGGCTGGGTAGCTGACGGCGTGGGTGCTGTGGTGAACTTCTTCGACAAGCTGTTCGGCGGCGCAAAGGAAGCACAGGGCGGCATGGAGGACCTGGCCGAGAGTACCAACAGCGTGGCGTCGTCCATTCCGGACATCGGCACGATAGAAATGCCTGCGGTTGAAATTCCGGACACCAGTGCCTACACCGGCGCGATCCAGTCCGCGATGGACACCGCCCCGATCATGGCCGAGGAAAGCTGGGGAGCCGCCAAAGAGACGGCGACCAGCGGCTTGGAGGAAATCGGCACCAGCGCGAACGACACCTACGGCGCTATGGCGGCGCAGGCAGAAAGCGCGTGGGACCGCATGAAGACGGCGGCAGCCAGCGCCGTGTCGGCGACGATCACAGAGCTGCAAAAGCTGAAAAACGCCATCAACAGCGTGGGCAGCATCACGATCAGCACGGGCGGCGTTACTTCGACACCCGTGCAGGGCCATGCCAGCGGCACGAACGACTTCGGCGGCGGCCTGACCCGCATCAACGAGCAGGGCGGCGAAATGGCAATCCTGCCGAGCGGCAGCCAGATCATCCCTGCGGATCAGACCGAGAATATCATCAACACGTCCCGCCACTCCAAGTCTGTCACCTTCGCCCCGCAGATCAGCGTTACCATGTCCGGCAACGCCAGCGACGAGGAGAAGGAGCAGACGAAGACGTGGTTCCTGCAAATGTGCCGCGACGCCTACCGACAGATGCAGAACGAGGACACGAACATCGAGGCGCTGCAGGCGTCTCTGGCGTAAGGAGGGGTGACGAATGTCTTATATTCTGAGCGGCGACAGTGGGACGGTAGTGTTCGACCGCACGGGCACTATCACCAACGAGTCCCCCACCATGTCCAGCCAGGTGACAAGCAACCCCATCGAGGGCGGCGGTAAGATCACCGACCACGCCGTTCTGGACCCGATCAAGTTCTCTATCACCGGCATCGTCTCCACCGCCGCGGGCTATGCGACGCTGGAGGCGATGTGGCGCAACCGCGACCTTCTGACCTACAGGGGTGCGGAGGCGTTCAACAATTTGTTGATCATCAACCTGAAACGGACCCGCACCCCTGACAACGCTGCGGGCTTCGGCTTCACCGTGAGCTTCCAGCAGATCACGATCACGTCGGCTGCGTTCGTTGACATTCAGGCCCCAGCCATGAGCCAACAGGACGCCAGCGCGCCGGTGGCGGCGTCGGCGGCCAAGTCTGCGAAGTCCACCACGCAGAACGGGCTGGTGACAACGGGCAGCGATTATGCTGCCTATGTGGCGAGCTTCAACAGCAAGAACACAAACCCGTCCGTGGCGACAGGACGGACAAACCCCAGCTATGCAGGGTACAACAGGGAGGCGATTAAGTGAAATTGATCGAGAGCGGACAGGAAATCCACTTTATCGACGTTGACAGTGATCGTGTTCCCTGTTCGTTACTGGTGAAGCTGACAGACCGCACCTACCGCATGACGTTCGCCTACAACGAAGCGGCGGACTTCTTCACCGTCAGCCTGGAGATCAGCAACAGCGGCGGCAACACGCCGCTGGTCTACGGCGAAGTGCTTCGCTACGGCAAGCCGCTGTTTGAAGCCTTCAACGACGAACGCTACCCGCTGCCGGTGATCTGCCCGCTGTGCCTGACCGGCGACGAGATTGACACGATCACCTACGACAACTTCGGCACGAAGGTGCGCCTGTATCTGTTCGACCGGCCAGGGGGTGAGAGCTGATGCGCATGTGGCTAAGACAGGCCACCCTGACGCTGGGCGGCAATCAATACACGCTGGACGGGCTGAACTTTTCCTTCAAGGTGCAGTTCGAGGATCGCGCGAAGGTATCGACCGCCCAGCTGGAGGTCTACAACCTGTCTCCGTCTACAAGGGCGTCGCTGAAAAAAGGCGACGCCGTCATTATCACCGCGGGCTACAAGGGCGACGTCGGCTGCATCTTCGTCGGCGCTATCGCGGACTATTCCCACCAGCACGAAAACCTGGACATCATCACCAAGATCACGGCGGCCGACTGCCTGGAGGAATGGCTGGGCACCTATGTCAACAAGACATACAAGGCGGGAATGTACGCCAAGGACATCATCGACGACCTGCTGAACATCTTCGGCGTGGAGGTGGCGATGGTGAAGCTGGCAGAGAACAAGCACTACCCAGGCTGCCGCGTCTGCCGCGGGAAGCTGAAAGACGTGCTGACAGAGATCGCCTGCAGCGACTGCAAGTCCAGGCTGGTGATCCGCTGCGGGCAGATCATCATAAACCCGCCAGAGGAAGGGATCACGACCGGCTATCTGCTGACGCCGCAGACGGGCCTGCTGAAATCGGCATCGACATCAGAGAGCCAGAACATCAACACGAAGACCACGGCGACGGAGAAGACACGCAGCCAGCAGGCAGAAGACGAGGGCAACCTGTCCCGCGACTGTCTGCTGAATTATCACATCGGCGTCGCCGACAAGATCGTGATCCGCGACAGCCAGACCAACGGCACCTTCATGGTGGTCTCTGGCGTCCATGAGGGAACGCGGTCCGGCAACTGGAAAACTACCGTGGAGGTAAAACCGGCATGAGTTACGGAAGTAAACAATCAGACCTGCGCGCCGCTGAGAGCGAGAAGAACAGGGCGGGCGTCCGCGTCTCCATGCCTGTCAAGGTCCTGGCTTTTTATCCTGACAAAATGACCGTGGACGTGCAGCCGCTGGTGAAAGAGAGCATCGACGGCCAGTACGCCAGCGCGGCCCCGCTGATGGGGCTACGCGTCGCCTGCCTGTGTGCGGGCGAGTTCACGATCCGCCCGTGGTACAAGCGCGGCGACGTCGGCTGGGTAATCGTGTCGGACTTCGACGCCGATGCAGTTCTTCAAACCGGCGCGGAGGCGGAGCCGAACACGGCCCGCAATCACGCGCCGGAGGACGGGCTGTTCGTCGGTGGCGTCTGCCCGGACGGAAAGGCCCCGACCGGCCTGCCTGGCAACGCCGTCGTGGTGGCGGCTGGCGGCACCTATATCGCCGTTTCTGCCGATGGTGTGAAGATCAACGGCAACGTCACCGTGACCGGCACACTATCAGCTGGCGGCATTGAAATGACGACGCACACGCATCCAGGCGATAGCGGCGGCACGACGGGCGGCCCGCAGTAAGGAGGCCAAATGGAGAACATCACACTGAAAATTGACCAAGAGACGCAAGACCTGGTACTGGACGACAGCGGAAGTCTGGAGCTGATCGGCGACGCCGAAACCGTCGCCCAATGCGTCCGACTGACGCTGGAGACCTTCAAGGGTGAGTGGTTCCTGGACACAGACCACGGCACCGACTATGACCAAATCATCGGGGACGGTGACGGCGACGCTGAAACCGTCCTCCGCACGGCGATCTTCCAGGAGACCAACGTGCAATACATCGACAGCCTGACCGTGACGCGCAGCGGCCGCAGCATCGCCGCAACCTTCACCGGACGGCTGAAAGATGGGACCCCCATCAGTCTGGAGGTGAAAGCGTGAACGACAACTGGGGATTAACTGAACGCGGATTCCTTCGGCCGAGTTATGCGGACCTGCTGGACGCCTTCGAGGTAAAGGCGAAGGAGCTGTTCGGCAGCACCGTCAACCTGTCCGTTCGCAGCCCGCTGGGCATCTTCCTGCGCATCTTCGCGTGGTTTGCCGGTCTGACCTGGCAGCTGGCCGAGGACGTCTACAACAGCGGCTTCATCGACACAGCTGCGGGCGTCAGCCTGGCCCGTCTGGGCGCGTTTATCGGCATCCGCGTGCTGGCGGCGCAGAAAGCGACCGGCAGCATCACGATCACCGGCGACGCCGGTGCGACGATCTACGCAGGCTTCATCGTGCAGGCGCGCAACAATCAACGCTTCGTAACTCTGGAGGACGTGACCATCGGCAGCAGCGGCACGGCCACTGTGCCGATCCAGGCGTTTGAGGCAGGACCGGACGGAAATGTGGCCGCGGGGACGATTGACACCGTTGTCACACCTCTGGCGGCTGCAATCAGCGTCACCAACGCTGCGGCAACCGTGGGCGGCAGAAACCGCGAAACGGATCAGGAGTTCCGTGAGCGATACCTGTCGAGCGTGGACAAGCCGGGCGGCAGCAACACAGACGCCATCCGCGCACAACTGCTGGAGGTGCCAGGCATCGTCACCGCTGTCGTGTGGGAGAACGAGACGGACGAGACGGACAGCGACGGCCTGCCGCCGCACAGCATCGAGGCCATCGTCTACGGCGGCACCGACGCCAATATAGCGGCGGCCATCCACGCGCGGAAGGCTGCGGGCATCCAGACCTACGGCGGGCAATCAGCGCAGGTGCTGGACGCCAGCGGCAAGCTGCGGACGATCAAGTTCTCCCGCCCGACGCCGGTGCTGATCTATGTGCAGATCAGCGACCTGGTGACATCCGACGCCTACGCGGGCGATGCAGCATTGAAGGCTGCCATCGTTGAGTACATCGGCAGCGCGGCCGGGGACATCGCGGAAAGCGGTCTCGCCATCGGTGAGACGGTCTATTATAACCGGCTGATGTGCCCTGTGAATAACACGCCGGGCGTGGTGGACTATACGCTGAAAGTCAGCACGGACGGCAAGACCTGGAGCAAGAACAACATCACCATCGACGCCAGGAAGAAGGCAATCACCGGCACGGACAAGGTGGTGATCGTGACGTGATCGTTCTGGTGCTTAAAATGCTGGAGAAGCTGACCGGAGCCTACACGAAGGACCCCGACAGCCTGATCGGCAAGCTGTTCCAGCTGTTCGCGTCCGCTCTGTGGGGCGTGGAAGACACGCTGCAGGTGATCGCCGTCTGGCGTGGGATCGACAACGCCAAGGGCACGACGCTGGACCGCATGGGCCGGAACTTCGGCGTCCGGAGAGACGGAGCCGACGACCGCTTCTATCGCCTGATGATCAAGGTAAAAGTCACGGCGCTGCTGTCTGGCGGCGATGTGGACACCATCATCACGGCCACCAGTGTGCTGTTCGACATTGATCCGGAGCAGGTGGAGGTCGTCGAGCTGTTCCCCGCGAAGTGCCGCGTGATCATGGACGAAGCCGACATCGCGCCGGAGTATATCGCGTATGCAGCAAACACTGCGCCGATCATCAAGCGGATCATGGCCGCGGGCGTCGGAAAAGAGATTTACTTCCGCACGCCGGTGAAGACGGGCGGCACGGTCTATGCGGGGGCCACGCTTCTGGAGGACATCACGCTGACCATCCCGCCATACACGAACAGCTTCGCCACCGCGGGCCGCTTCGGCATCGGCGTGGCGCTGTTTGAGGAAATCACAATGCAGATCAAAACAAAGGAGGACTAAAACATGGCAGAAGGATCTGTTATCACCGAAAAGGGCCGTGCGCTGCTGGGCAAAATCCTGGCAACGAACAGCACCCTGAACATCACGGGCGCACAGATCGGCAGCGGCGACCTGCCCGCGGGGACCCCACCCGCCAGCATGACGGCGCTGGCGTCCTACGTTATGGACGCGACCATCGTCGCCATCAGCACCCCCGCGGCGGGCGAAGTCAAGGTCGTACTGCAGGTGCTGTCCAACGACGTGGAAACGGCGTTTCTTGCCAAGGAAGTTGCGCTGCTGGCGTCTGATCCCGACGAGGGCGATGTGGTCTATTGCTACGTCCCCATGCAGGACGATCCCGTGCAGATGCGTGCGGCCGGAGATGTGGTCGGCAAGCTGCTGACGATGGAGATCAGCATGATCGTCAGCAATGTCGCCAACGTTACGGCCGTGATCAGTCCGGAAGGGCTGGTCCGCCGCAAGGAGCTGGAGAAGTACGCCCTGGTGACGCACAGTCATGTGATCGCGGACATTCAGGGCCTGCAGGAGCTGCTGAACAGTTATCAGAACAGCATCGACCTGCTGACGGACCTGATCAGCGGAGACATGCCGGGCGGCATCAACTTCGCCCTGGACTTCGCTGCGCTGTCCAACGTCTCCGTGGCGGACGGCGTCTGGAACAAATCGGGCCAGTACATTTCCGCATGATCAGGATCGCCTGCAGCGACAGCGAGGCCAGCTGCCTGATCGCATCCCTTATTACTGAAATCGCTATGCCCTGCCCCTGCGAGGGCGGCCCGCTTCGCATCTGCGGGACCGGGCCGGACGGCGCACCTGCGGAGGTGCGCATCCTGGGCGGCGGCGTGTATGAAATCGAAGGGCCAACGGCTGAAACCGTTGCTATTATCCGCGAAAGAAGGTGCCTGTATTGAGCGAGCGCAAAGACCAGGAGCTGACGATCATCACGAAGGCCAGAGACCTGGTGGACGAGACCATGAGCCGGACGAAGAAGTTCGACAAACGGCTTCGCTTCACGCTATCCAACCGGATTGACGAGAAGGCGCTGGACGTTCTGGAGGCCATCGTGGAAGCAAACGAGATCAACCCCACCATCGAAACCGACCCGCGACGGCGCGCCAACCTGTGCATGGCGCGCTTCGACCTGCAAACGTCTGCACTGACAGGCTGCAAGATGCTGCTGATCTTCCTGGACATCGCAAAGACCCACGGGCAGATCGACAACCGCGCCTGCGAGTTCTGGACGAAGCGGGTGCTGGACGTGAAGTACATGACGGCGGCCTGGAGGAAGAAAGACGCCGCGCGATTCAGATAGAGACCCGCAAAACCGAAAGGGTAGGCTTTATATGCACTGGAACTGGCGGCTGCGGTCCCCGAACTCTGGCAACGCGAACAACGTTCGCAACGTCAACACGGACGGCAGCGAGAACAACAACAACGCGTACAACGGCAACGTCGGCGTCCTGCCGCTTCGATGGATTTACCGAGACCGAGTAGCCCGTGCGGCGAAAGCAGAGGCCCATCATCAAAGGAAAGCCTATCCTATCCAACGGAAGGAGGATAAACACATAGCACCGACGC